ACAAAGACTTCTCTTGGCAAAGACCTATCGACCATCATCCCGTTTGGTGATATACTTACTTTGACGGAGGTAACTCCCTCATGAACTACTTTTACTGCGATGCCTGCCACTACTGCTTTGAGGCAAACACACTGCCAGACCGCTGTCCAGACTGCGGAGCAGTCACTCGCAATGATAAGCCAGCAGTGCGACCGGCGAGTAACAATGAAATAGATGAACTGCTCCGCATCCGGGCAGAAGACAATGATTGATTTGGGAGGTACTACTACGCTTACACGTCAATTATACGATGAAATCACACGATGCAAAGACCGCATCATGGGCTGTTCTTCTCACAAGGAAGCCACTCCATACTTAAATCGTCTTCAGTTTTTGAGCAACTGTCTGACCAGGCCTGCAAGGAATGTCGCTTCTTCCCTGTATTCCATGTTGAACGAATACTGCAAGCAGGGCAGTGACAAAGAAAGGTATTCACAGTTCGTCCTGCAGGACATCAGCAAACTCAAAGATTTCATAGAAGGCAAATATTGAAGGCGTTCCGTCTGTGTTTTTATTGTAACCCTATAACATCGCTAGGCTTGTTCCATTAATTTCACTTGATGCTACTACTTTATCATGCTATACTAGAATTATAGTTATAATGTATTTTTGTTCATTCTCAATATGTCAGTTCACAAAGCGAAAGAATCTGTGATTATTTTTTAACCTCACAACATGAATTAAAATAATACCCGGAAGGAGTAAAGCCGAGAATGTCCGATATTTTATATGATAGCGGCGTATTGTCAGATGTTGACATAAGAGAATTTTGGGGAAAAGGTATAGAAATTGATACATATCAAAAAGGCGATTGGGCATTTGATTTAGATAAACAACTTCAACTCGGTTCAATCGATTTACGCTTTCGTCCTGACTATAAGAAGTTCAATTTAAACGAAAAGGATACTATCAAATATGATAGTATCCTTCAAAAGAGATATACTACTCCACACGACCTAGATGTTGACGAAAACCTAGTTCTCAATCCTGGGGATGTTGTATTAACAACAACACTAGAAACTGTCAGGCTATCCGAAGAATTTGCAGGAATTCTTACTGGACGCAGCAGCATTGCCCGTCTAGGAATCATGGTTCATTGTTGCCAAGAATTCATCAATCCGGGGCATGGACAGCCAATTCCCTTGCAGTTAATCAACCTATCTCCACGGACAGTCGAATTGGATCGTAGAATTCCTATTTGTCAACTGGTCATCCTCAAGCTCCGAACACCATCATCCGGTCGATACAAAGAAAGTATCCGTGCGAAATACTCAGAAGAAACCGACGCTCAAGAATCCAAAGTATATGAAGATATTCCCTGTCCAATACATAACAAAGATGGGTCTTTAACGCAAGCCAAAATGGAACCATCTAAAGCTGTACATAAAGAGAATGATCTCACTTCTCAAAAAGAGGACATCGAAAACTCTTCTCAGAAAATTTTCGCAAACAACATAAAACTTAAAACACTCTTAAATCATTATTTAACACCATTTTTGCCATCATTAATTATGGGTTTATTTATAACACCTTTTTTCATTTCTTTTGTCAACAAAATGACATTACTAGATTTTCTCACACAAATGCAAAGTGCCCCCTTATCTATAATAATCGCCATTTTACTTTTTATATTATACATTTTTCTAAAGAAGGAATAGTTATGAAAGTTTATATCGCATCAAAGTATATTGCACATAAAAAAATAAATAACGAGATATACCAAGCTCTAAAGAACAATGGCATTGATGCATTTCTCCCTGAAACCATCAATAATAATGCAACGGACAAAGAGAATATGCTTCTTGTTTCAGAGAAATGTTTCTCTGAAATCGAAATTTGTGACATCATATTAGCGGTTTGTCCTTTCGGAAAAAGTGTATCATGTGAAATCGGATATGCGATTGCACTAAAGAAAAAATATTTTCCCAACAAGAAAATAATCGCGTTAAATATAGATTTCAAAGAGGAAGCAATGTTGTATCCTTATATTGATATTAGCGTGAATGGAATTTCCGAATTAATTTCCGTACTAAAGTCAATTGTTTAAAAAATATGCGATGAAAATTGTAAAGTAGTACGCAGTCATAAGCCTTCTGTTGAAAGGTAACGCCGTTTAGTGCGTTAATAGATTCTAGGAAATTTCAAAAAAAATGAAAAAATCGCAGAAATTAAGATGTGGTAAGATCCTAACAGAAGAACCTCTTGAATGTTTCTTTCTGCGACCAAACTCTATTCTTACATATTGTCATATAACTTAAACCCTTTTGAGCATTTTGGTTTCGAGGTTCTCATTTTTGGGGGAGGGGATCAACGGGTGCTTATTGACTGCTTATGTATTTTTGTGCTCGCAAGTTTTATTTCCGTTACAAATTATATATCCGTAATGCAAAAAGCCGTGCGACTGTCCCCCGAGAGATAGCCACGCGGCAATTCATTTATTTCAGTTTTTCGAGAATCTCATCTGCACTCATTCCGCTGGCCAACAGCTTCTTCACGAGGTTTTCTGCTTCGTTCTTCTTCGCCACTTCGGCGGCCTTCTGATCGGCGGTTGCTTTCTTGGATTCCAGCTTCGTCAGTTCTTTCTGGGCAGACTTGAGAGCAGTCTTCTTCTTTTTCAGGTCAACTTTCAGTGTGTCGATGTTGGCGGTAATGGAAGTGATTTCGGCAGTCAGAGAAGCGATGGATTCCTGCTTTTCTGCGATTTGGGATGTGAAGTCGGTGGTGATCTTCGGTTTATTCTTGCCGCCTTTGGTTCTGGGCATAAGTGTGTCCTTCTTTCATTTATAATTTACGAGTCAATAAAGTCTAATGAGCAATTAACCCATAATACGATTTTTTATTCTACTTTTTAAATCTTTTTCATACTTAGAATACAAAGGTATTTTCCCATTTTCAATAGTCGCATTTGTATATGTGTAATCATACCATCTTTCTGGCTTGCTAAGCTGCTCTATCAGTTCTGGTAATAAACTTGTATTCTGCAAAATCATGCATTCAATTGCTCGAAGGGGAAGCACTTTTATATGGCTACAAATATAGTTTTTTTCTTCGGTATCTAAGGTTTCTGTTTTTTCAAGTATTTCATATACTTTTTCATACACCTTTTTTCTGGAAACAACGGCATCTTCTAGGACAACTACAATACCGAATATTTTATCTTTTAAATATTGTTTATCCAATTGAAAACATCCCTGCAAATAATTGTTAATTTGATTATAAATTTGTATTACATCTTCTGCATAAATCTCAATATCCGCTTCGATTTCCGCAACATCAAATTTTCTCAACTTTAAGCTTGGTGTAATTGCCTTTGTATCATAGAAAATCACATTGTCTCCCTCAGCTGCAATAACATCAGAAGTCAAGAGTTTATCTTTTCCCTTTTTGTATAGCAGTTCTGGTGATATCCATGTAACTGTATCAAGTTGTCTTACAATATTATAAAGATAGCTTTCGATTACTTCTTTTCCTATAGCTCGCCGCAACTTATTATCTCTAAATGTCACCCGATTTAACATTGACTCAGTCACTGCATTCACTACAAGATATGGCGATGGAATGTATGTAAAATCTTTTCCTGATATAAATGGATAAAGATACTGAATTTTCAATCCATAATATTGATCAATTATATTATCCTTATACAGCGAAAATAGTTCCTTTTTATAATCATCTTTTTCGATAGAAAGTAATCTCACAGCATCTGTATCAGAAAAAGCTTTCTCAAGTATCTTCTGAATTGTAGACTCTTCAAGTTTATCCTGAACTTCTTGGCTAAACCCATAAAACACAAGAAAGGCAAGTTCTTCTAGTTGCTCATAAGCAACTCCCATTTTATCAAAAAGCACCTTTCTCATATCTAAATTACTATTTTGGAAAGTAAAAAAATAATGATACCTATATAGTTTTTGAATAAAAACTCCCTGAACCGGAAACTGCTGCAATGCAGAGATCATCATAAAAAACTCCGGATAATCTCCGCTTTCTTCCGCTGCGGTTAAACCTTCATGCCAGTAATTCCTTATCAAAGTAATCGTTTCTGCAAATGTTTTTCCGTCTAGTTCTTCTGATGCACAATCATTATCATAAACTATTGAATAAGCCGCAAATGCCTCAATTTCCCAGGGCATGATATTTTCTTCACAAGCCTTGTTCAAATCAACCATCGAGCGGCTCATAATTCTACTTGAGTATTTTTGGCAAACTAACATCTTGCTATCTAATGTATATCTCCCAAGAATCTTCAAAAAATCCAAGTTATGGTGAACAAGATTTTCTTCCACCAAGATTCCTCCTTCACATTGTATCCAATGATTTGCATGTTATAGTATCAATTAATACCTTGTCTTATCTCTATAAACATATTTTAGACATTACTTAACTTCTTTGCATCTTAGCCACATTCTCATGTGTTGCCTGCTGCTCACCACGGAGAGGTATGCAAAGTTTCGAGCAGCAATGGGAGCTCACGCTCCCACAATTCATGTGATAGATCCATAGCGCTTCCACAACGTGGACACCTTGGAAATTCCGCGCCCTACTTATAGGAACACACCTCATTCACCTTCCTCGGCCACCGGTAAGTAGGGGAAAGCAGAAGCTCATGCAGTACTCGTGTGGACCGTACATCCCAATTCCAGTTATCATCGAACCAATCTAATTTATTTTTCATGTGATTTACACCTCCAATGAGTATTGTAGAATCGTGGGTATCAACGCTTTTGCGACCGCTGTGGACAAAGGTTGAACTGGAGTGGTTTTGATGATGTAGAAGTACGGTACATAGGGTGGGACGGAGTCGAGGATAAAGATTAGTTTTATGATTTAATTAAACCACACTTCACCAGTTCTTACAAGGACTTGGCACTTTTATCTTTTTCGGAGAGGATATATTCCATTACTGGCCACGGATTCGTTTACCAGTTGAATTCCGAATCGTACCTCACGGCTTTAGCCGCAGCAGCACAGAAATCGTTATCCACACACCACTGCATCAGGGTGTCATCTTCCAAGGTCAGATATCCGTGGGCGAAGCCTCTCGGAATGTACATCTGTTTCTGGTTTTCAAAGGACAGAATCTCTCCATACGCATGACCGTAGTTTTCTCCGGGTCTCAAATCCACAGCCACATTAAATATGCTCCCGTGCAGACAAGATACCAGCTTTGCCTGCACGTATTCACCCTCTTGGAAGTGTAGTCCACGCAGCGTTCCAGCTTTTTTGCTGAATCCTTGGTTGATTTGAAGCACATGGAATCCCTCTGCTGACACAGACATCCATCCCCGGAAGTCTTCAAAACGCCGTGTTTCAATTATTATTGGCTTTCTGTACTCCCTTGGACTGATGCCTTCTACTTTTCGGAACATCCGGCTGAAGTAGTTTGCATCCGCCATTCCTACTGCCGCACCGATTTCATCCACAGTCATGTCCGTAAATCGGAGCAGCTGCTTGGCTCTGGTGATCCGCTTTGAGATCAGATAGTTGTTGACCGTCGTTCCATATGTTTCTCTAAAGATTTTGGACAAGTAGAACTTATTGATAAAGAAGTGTTCAGACAGATCATCCAGTGCGATTTTTTCCGTGTAATGCTCGTCCAGATACTCCTTCACGGCTGCTAATTCCAGCCGCTTTCGGCTCACCGTCATGCTCTCTGGATGCCATGACTGTTCCATCAGGAGAGTTAACAGAGTACCCAACTTCTCATTGATCCGCACGTCTCGTATGTAATCGGAAGATAATGCCAAATCGTAGATATCCGTCAGAAGTGTAGTGAACGGTTCAATATCCGCCGGGTGGAACACAGGTCGGCCGCCTCGCTCTTTGTACTTTTCATATACAGCTGGAAGAGATGGTGCATAGAAGTGGCACCACTGGAGCGACCAAAGGTCATCCGAGGTGGAATGGCTATAGGCTTTTCGGCAGTCAATGAACACACAGTCTCCTGCTCCCAGTTCATAATCCACACCTTCGTATTTCAGACTGCCTTTTCCAGATAGAACCACAAAACACAAAAAGGACACCAGGTCGGTTCGGGTCGAGGTATAGCCGAATAAGAGTGTGTTTTCATAAATACCGCTTTTTGCGCCTTGCGGAAGAGTCTCAAATTCTTCGATTTCGCAAACATAACAGCATTTGTACCCCTCCGAGAATTTTCCAATAAAATCCGCCATGGACATCATTCCCTGAAGAAGTTTGACATAACCTTGATTCGATGGCTGAGAGGAGTTCTTGCTCAATCGAATGTTGAAATCGACATACTGGTCAAACCCACTGCCTTTCGTCTGCACATTGGCACGGTTTTCAATACTCTGAAGACCACACTGATAGCTATACATACATCACAGTGAGGGATTTTTTATTTCCATTGCAACCTATATGGAACGAATCGCACTTACGTCATAGCTTCCATCATGAGCCTGATTCCGACTTTCATGCCTTCCTCAAAAGCAGTCTTCTCCCATGCACAGCACACCGTTCCCTGCTGGTCCATGATTTTTTCCCAAAGTGGAATCTTATCTCCAACATAGTCATCTACCAACCTATCCATACCATCCAAGCCACGCATCCACTCTTCCAGTTCCTTTTCTTTTTCCTTTGCGACTTTTCCGGCAACTGTGTTTTTCTCTACTGGGTTGTTTTCCGTGTAATGCTCGTAGATCAGATCCAGCAGATTTTCTACAGGCGGATAATACTCTGGTTCCGTTTTCTTCAAATACTCTTCCAGCATCTCTTTCAGTTTTTCTATAATGCTACCTACCTTCCTAACCGTGAGCCATACATTCTGCTCCCTGGTTAGGATGGATATTACCTCACAGTTCTATACATAGCAGCTGAATTTTTCATTGCTTACCAATATTTTGCTTCGGGTGCTTCATCTTCTCCTTCACCTCATCTGGCACATCGATCAGCCCGAACCGGTAGAACATTCCGAATATGTAAGTTACGCCCCGGATATCGCCCAGAGCTTTCGGGCGATCTACCACTTCTCCTTTTATATTCCCCAGTGCAAGCAATACCGAACTCCACGTCAGGCTCTTGCTACCTTCTCGACGATCGATCCACAGTTCTTTGGTCAGTTCCCCATTCCGCCCGGTCTTGATCTTATAGGAAAACGGCAATCCGGATATCGTCTTGAACCGGTATCCTTGAAAAGCAACCACACACTTCCAGAGATGCTGTTCATCATGACCGCTCTGCAACGCTTCAACTGCTTTCTTCCTCTGCCGCATTCGTCGAAGCCCCTCTGCCATAACGCTGATCTGGTCTCGATCACAAAATCCTCTCTGAAATACACGCCTTTCTTATAAGGTAAATAAGAAGTCACCGATGCCTTTGACAGATTTAGCTCTGCTGCCACCGCTTCCAACGCTTCTTTATAAGGTATTCCCCGTTTTCCCTCAAAAGCAGAATTCACCGCATCTGCAATTTCAGATTCATAAACACCGGCTGTGATCAATAGCTTTCGCACCTTGATGGGATTGAGAGATAGTATGTCTGCGATTGTCTGAAGGGAATTATTGGTATAGAGAGCCACAGCCGCTTCCATCTGTTCCTGCAGGATAGCTGCCGCATCATAGCTCGGCTTCAACGGTTTCCGGCCGGCACCGGGTTTTCTTGGTTTATATGGTCTTTTATCTCCCACAAAAATTCTCCAATCTCACAGCATTCCGATCTTTTTCCGATATTATATACTCAGCTCCCGGCCACGTATCACCTTCTCAGACAAAATCCGAATCATACCGCACAGCCTTGGCAGCTTCACCGCAGAAATCATTATCCACACACCACTGCATCAAGGTATCATCTTCCAACGTCAGATACCCATGAGCGAAACCACGCGGTATGTACATCTGCTTTCGATTTTCAAAAGACAGCACCGCACTGTAAGCATGACCATAGGTTTCCCCCGGGCGCAGATCCACAGCCACATTGAAAATCGAACCATGCAGGCAGGACACCAGCTTCGCCTGTGCGTGTTCCCCTTCCTGAAAATGCATACCACGCAGCGTGAACGCTTTCTTGCTGTATCCCTGGTTGATCTGTCGAACAGTGAAATTTATAGATTGGTCGTATGGCACGGCAAGATATCCTCTGAAGTCTTCAAAGGCCGGGGCTGTGAGTATTATTGGCTTCGCCTGTCTTATATTCATCGTTGCACCTCTTTCTTTATTTTCGTTTCAAACTATATGCTTTTTAGGAAAACACAGGGTGTTCTCCCCTGTGTTCACCACTGCTTCCGATATTCTCTTGGACTGATTCCCTCTACTTTTCGGAACATCCGACTAAAATAGTTTGCATCTCCCATGCCGACCGCAACACCAACTTCATCCACAGTCATATCTGTGAAGCGAAGCAGCTGCTTGGCTCTGGTGATCCGCTTTGAGATCAGATAGTTATTGACTGTTGTTCCGTAAGCCTCTTTGAAGATTTTGGATAGATAGAACTTGTTAATAAAGAACTTTTCTGCCAACTCTTCCAGCATAATTTTCTCTGTAAAGTGTTCGTCCAGATATTCCTTCACGGCTGCCAGTTCCATTCTCTTCCGGCTCACCGTCACGCTCTCTGGATGCCAGGACTGTTCCACTAGGAGAGTCAATAGACTTCCCAGCTTCTCATTGATCCGCATATCCCGGATGTAATCAGATGAGGAAGCTAAGTTATAGAGGTCTGTTAGGAGTAATGTGAAGGGTGTTAGATCATCTGGGTGGAACACAGGGCGACCACCACGCTCTTTATATTTCTCATACACAGCTGGAAGGGATGGTGCGTAGAAGTGGCACCATTGGAGCGACCAGAGATCATTGGATGTGGAATGGCTGTAAGCCTTTCGACAATCGATGAACACACAGTCTCCCTCACTCAGCTGATATGTTTGCTCCTCATAGGAAAGCTCTCCCTTGCCAGACAGAACGATAAAGCAAAGAAACGACACCACTGGGATACATGTGGGTGAACAGCCTGCAAAGAGCCGACCTCTTGCAAATGGAGCAAGGATGTTCTGGCAAAAGGTTGATGGCGTGTAAATGATTCGGGAGGAACTTACGGAAGAAGACTGTGGGTTGAATAATTCTTGATCCATATTACGTCTCCTTATCCTTTCCTGCCAACTCGTATAATTTCTTAACTCTTTGATGCAAAACTTGATGTGTGATAAAATTCTCCCATTACTACCGGATTTCCTTTATACTTCCATCTATAATCATCAAATGTAAAGCCTAAATTCAACACCTGTCTCAAAATAAACTTTTCAAACTCATCATCGCTATTAAAGTATATTCCACCAGGTTTTTCACTTTTTTGTCTATTATATATTCTCATAACATCGGAGATACTACAGTTGATTTTAATACTCAAATCAATTAAAGTCTCTGCAGAATATGCATTTCTCACAGTTTTATAAATCCAGTCATCGATCTGATCTCTTGTCATTATATTAAAATAGAAATCATTTTTTAGAGATGTATTTTCCCATGGTATTTGAGCACCTTTTGTTAGAGCAATTACATCTTTCCTTACTTCTTTAAACATATCTTCTATTTTTATGTTCGGCTGCTCGATATGACGCAATAAGCATTCTGTATAGAATCCGTTTCCATTTTCATCAGCCGCACAACCAGCGGTCTTATTGGGAGCTGTTGCAAAAGCAACAAACGTTCCACTACCTGCTTTCATTTCTGCCAGTCCCGTTCCAACAATATCACGAGCAAAACCCGGCTCAGAACGACACGCATCCAAAATCATAATATTGTTCTTTTCCGGATGAGCATCCATATAATCTTGTACAACTCTCATTCCCACAAGTTGCGTTGCCACAAAAATTGCTTTAATTGGATTATATGTATAGTCAATAGGAACAAAATAATTCTCTCCATCTATTTGTACACCATGTCCCGTATAATAAAGCAACACTGTCGAATATAGGTCTGCATTCTTAAGAAATTCAGAAATAATATTGAACAATTCCGCTCTATTTTGATTTTCTGCAAAAAAGACATCGAAATTCAACCGTTCTAGGGCACCGCGCATATCCTCTCCGTCTTTCTTACATGACTTCAATTTAGGCTGCGTAATGTACGCAGAATTGGCAATTACCAATGCCACACCTTTTTTATTTATCATTCTTCAATTCCCCGTATCGTTTAAAAAATATATTAAAGACGTTTGCTCCATGCCATCCACATTTGGAACCGCACGGTCATAAATCATGCCATTAAACAAATCATCGAAATTCAACTTTCCTTCTCTGTACAGATCATACATCGGAACGCAATCACTTCTAAATGTGGCTGGAATCAACTGTACAAGTGCAAATAGTTTCTTCATTTCTGTAATGTGTTCTTCCAGTCGTTCTTTTCTAAAGCTCTTGATATCTTCTGACAGCATTGCCTGCTTTTTGTTCCCATGCCTTATGTAGAAATGAAACTGTTCTTCTGGTTCTTCTGTAATATATGGTTTGTACAGTCCTCGTTGAATATGAAGTACCACAATATATTTGTCATCTTGTAATGAAATGAACGAAAAGGTCACATCCGGCACAGTTGGGCGAATCGCCTGTAGTTCATTCCGGCGATCCAATTCAAAGTGATCAATATTAGGAATCGAAATCCCCGCTAATATACTGGCTACTCCAGAAGTTTCTCCGATTCCATAAAATATGTATCCTCCATCTGCATTCGCAAAGGAACAAACATCATTTCTAAATTCAGCTTGTTTTTCTTTCTTATTATTCTTATCTAAAAGCGGTGCAAAATTTACCTTATAATCAATAAAATTATTCTCTCGATAGGCATCATTACTAAGAAGAACCTGAAGATCGTCCGCAGTCCATTCTCCAAATTCTTTATTATTTATCCTCATTTGGTTTATTCCTCCTATCCAGAGTTGCATCTTCACATCTCAGCCAGTCATAAGACCGTTGCCTGCTGCTCACCTCGTAGCGGTGTGCATTTCCGAGCAGCTACCGTGTGGGATAACCACACGGTCTTTTATCCAATTATACTACCGACTCACATATTTCTCCAGTTATTTCTCCCTTTTTTCTTTTGCCGACTTTTCCAAATTTTCCATGTATTTTTTAGCATCCTTCATAAAGCTCACTGCAATCATCACAATTACAGCACCTATCGGGAATGCTGCCACAATACTCACTGATTGAAGATTATTCATGGAACTTTCTGCAAACAGCAAAGCAATCGGAAGCAAAATAAGCAGAACACACCACATCAACTGAATGCCTTTATTCGGTTGTTCGCCATCCTCCAGTGTGTGATAGCTATAGCAGGATGCTGTCAAAGCAATCGAATCAAACGAGGTCGCATAGAAAGCAACCATCGTCAGCAACACAACTACCATGATAACAGGTGCACCCGGCATTGTTTTGATGATAGACACAATCATGCCATACAGATCTCCGCTTTCCAGATACTGTGCAATAAAGTCAGCCTTTCCAGTGACTTGCATTCCCATAGAATAGTTTTCCTCCCTTCATTTACTGCAACATTTTATTTTAATGCACCTGTCGGCTTAAACTCCGTTCCCATTTTTTCGTGTTCATAAATTTTTGCATCGACAAGGAACCTATCATAGTCAATAAAATCAAACTGGTTCTGCCCCATTGTAAACGGAAACTCCGTTTTGCCTTCTTTTTCTGCTGCCGTGATTTTAGAGAAAATAGAGCAGCCAAACTCAGAATGACCTACAATGTAATAGCCACGCAGCCACTGCCAGTTCGTGTGTTTACCGTTAGTCATCATCGCTACACAATTACGAAGTGCATCCTTACCAATGCCATAAAGACTCATGGGATGGCAGGGAGTATTTTCATTGATACTGCCCTCAAAGAAGCCAATCTCGTGCATTGTGCCCATAACGCTAATCTTAGCGATACCCGCATCAACCATTTGCTTCAAGAAATGGTAATGCTTCGGCAAATCCGCAATATGATTCTCCGAGTAGTGGACAAAACCATCTCTCCATGCCAGATGAAGAAGGACATTCCCTGGTACTTTCATCCATGCTGTTGAGCTTGTCCACGAACTGCTGCACGGCAGATACGATCTTGCGGATGGTTGGCATCAGGATATCGCCAAAAGAAATAGCCAGCTCCTCCAGCTGAGATTTCAGGATGGTGAGCTGACCATTTAAGTTGTCCTGCATGGTTTCTGCCATGCTCTCGGATGCGCCGTCACAGTTTTCAATGGCACCACGCAGTTTGTTGATGTCCGTCTCGCTGGAATTCATCAGGGCAAGGAAGCCGGACATGGCATTCTTGCCGACCAGTGCCTCTGCGTTGGCGGCCTTCTCAGATTCCGACAGCCCAGAAAATGCCACACGGCAATCCGCAAGGATGTCGTTCAGGCTTCTCATGCTGCCATCCGCGTTGCTGGTCGCAATCGTGACCTCACCGATGTTCTTGCCCACAAAGGTCACTTCACCGGAAAGGCTGTTCATGATGGTACGAAGGGAAGTACCAGCCTGAGAAGCCTTGATACCACTGTTTGCCATCAGACCGATGGCTTCTGCGGTATCCTCTGCCGAGAACCCAAGCGCACCGGCGATAGGCGCACAGTACTTGAACGTCTCGCCCATCATGCTGACATTGGTGTTCGCATTGGAGGAAGCGGCTGCAAGGATATCTGCAAAATGCCCGGAATCCGCCGCAGACAAACCGAAAGCGGTAAGGGCATCGGTGACAATATCCGAAGTCGTAGCGAGGTCTTCACCCGAAGCCGCCGCGAGGTTCATGATACCTTCGATACCATTCAGCATATCCCCCGTTTTCCATCCGGCCATGGCCATGTACTCCATCGCCGAGGCCGCCTCGGATGCAGAGAACTTTGTCTTTGCACCCATTTCACGGGCTTTTGCACGAAGCTGGTCGAAGTCATCCCCAGTCGCACCGGAAATGGCAGAAACCTTACTCATTTCGGAATCGAAATCGGCTGCGGTCTTCACTGCGGCAGTGCCAAGACCCGTTACAGCGGCAGTCACCGGCAGGAACTTCTTACCGACATTTTCTACAGAAGATCCGATGTCCTGTAGCTTTTCTCCGGCTTCATCGATCTTAGCAAGAGTCGCATTCGTGGTCGCCGCCTGGTCCTGTAAGGATCGCAGATTCTGTTCGGTCTCCACGATCTCACGCTGGAGGGCATCGTACTGCTGCTGGGTGATCTCACCGTTGGCAAGCTGCTCATTGGCCTGCTGTGCGGCAGTCTTCAGAGTTGCCAGTTTTTCCTTGGTAGCTTCAATGGCATCCTTCAGCATCTTCTGCTTCTGGACGACCAGTTCTGTATTGGAGGGGTCCAGTTTCAGGAGTTTGTTGACATCCTTCAGTCCGGACTGCGTCCCCTTGATTGACTTGTTTACACTTTCCAGTGCTTTGGAGAGCTTCGTGGTATCGCCGCCGATCTCAACGGTGATGCCCTGGATTCTGGATGCCATGCGGATGACCACCTCCTCGTTTTGGGCATAAGAAAAGCCCATCTGCGTAAAACAGACAGGCAAATACTGTGTATCAATTCAAATTGTTCAGCATATAATAAACACGAAGCAACGTTGCGGTTTTTCTCTTCAAAGTCTTGACTTTTTAGATGCAAACTGCTATACTATGCCTCAGTGATCAGGTTTCAGATACTCGCGAGGACTGAGACCGGGGGGAGGACCTGTTGGCCCTCCTCTTTTCTTTTTATCACGAGTTTACCGAATGCGAGGCAAAGGAGATGCCTAATCAATTACAGAATGATCGCTTTAGAACATACGATCAGCAAATAGATATTCTTAAGAATCAAAAGGGACTCATTATTTCTGATGAAACCATCACCAAGGAATCTTTAATTAACATCGGCTATTTTTCCCTTATTGGTGGTTATAAATATCCATTTAAGAACCCCATGACTCGGAAATACATTAATACTACTTTTGAGGATATCTATGCTCTCTATAAGTTTGACAGAGAACTCCGAGAACTTACTTTTAAATACCTGTGCGAAGTAGAAATGAAAATTCGTCAGGTTATTTCCTATTGTTTTTGTCAGCATCACGGGGATAGTCAAACTCACTACATATCAACTGCAAGCTACCGTTCTAAGCCGAAATATGCTCGCGATATCGCAGTGTTAACGAATATTCTCAGTAAAATAGCCATTCGAGATACAGATCATTCGTATCTCGTCCATCAGCGAAATGCACATCAAAATGTTCCGCTTTGGGTTGCTGTGAATGCATTGACTTTTGGGCAAATATCTAAAATGTATTCGCTTTTGCCCTTCTCCCTGCAAAGTGCTGTTGCCCAAGAATATCCTCATGTAAACGAAAAGGAACTGGAACAGTTCTTAAGATGTTTAACCTTTTACAGAAACGTATGCGCACACAATGAGTGTCTTTATTGTTTCTCTTCTCGCCGTGATATTCCGGACACCAATCTTCATCGCAAACTCAATATTCCCAAAACTGGAACACAGTACACTCAGGGAAAACGAGATTATTTCGCTTTAGTTATAGCCTTCCGCTATCTTCTCTCTGACGATAGCTTTAAGAAATTCAAAAAAGCCTTGTTAGCCTCATTCGCACATATCAAAAAGAAAGCTCCCGACTCACGCAGCAGCAACTGTATGATAAGCTTGGCTTTCCAAGTAATTGGATGAAACTGACTCAATACAAACGATAAAGACTTTCCCGCCCAGTCATCAACGGCTGAGCGGGATTTTTCTTTACGCTCACTCGACGAACGTGCTTATTTCATTTGCGATATAAGCACGTTCGTCTGTTTTTTCGCCTTAGAACCGGTCAAAGTCCTCCTGCGATGCCAGTTCCTTATACGGATACTCGTCGTTCTGCCGCTCCGTAAACATATCATTGACCAACCCGATGGTCAGCAGGTCGAGGTCGGCGATGCTGATACCGAGCTGTACACAGCGCAGCAGAAAGAGCGGGGTGGTCATTTCCCGCTCACTTTTTCGAGGTTTTTTCTGGATTCCACCTCCGTCTGCACGTTCAGACCCCACAGTTCGATCAGCTGGGGCAGGATCTGGTAGATGGAGAAGGTGTTGAACTGGTCCAGAAACTCCTCCGGGCTGTCCGGCACCTTTGCCGGGTCCGCATGACGAGCCATCAGCCATGTCAGGTCCTCGAACATCTCCAGACTGAACAGGTCGAGGTTGGAATTGTCCTCATCGTTCTCCCCCACGCTCTTTTCCAGCTGGCGCAGGTCTTTATAAATGTCACGGCCAAACTTGATGCGGTACAGGCGCGGCACGGCGGCACTTGCCTTAAAAGTGACTTCCTTGCCATCGATCTCGATTTTCTTCGTAACTGCCATAATCGTAATCCTCCAAAATTTCATGTAAAATTGGCAGAGCCGAAGCCCTGCCGTATATCGTGTTTCTTACTCTGCCGGGTCAATGCTCACCAGTGCATTACCGCCGCTCACAGTAGGCAGCTTACCATCCCACTTCTGGATCTTCTGGTACTCGATCAGCGTATCGGACAGGCTTTCTGCCAGTTTGCGGTTTGCCTCTGCCTGTGCTTCTGCGGCAATGGAAGTCTTCTGGGCTTCCGCCTCTGCATTGGTGATTGCCACCTGCTTATCCGCTTCTGCCTTGGCAATGGCGGCTTCACTCTCGATCTTCTGCTTATCTGCATTCTGCTGTGCAATGGACTTCTGCTGGATGGCTTCGTTATAAGCATGCAGAAGTTGAGCTTGCCGCTCTGAATGGTGGTTTTCTGGATCTGACCGAAGCTGGTCTTCACGCCCGTGTAACCGGTGGGGATGATGTGGAACGAGCAGACAGCCAGCACCAGAACGATGATCACTGCGAACAAAGGAAAAAACTTCTTCATAATCGTATACCTCTTTATAATAATGTAAGCAGAGCCGAAGCCCTGCAGTGTGTGTCGGTCACTTAGCCCTGCGGCTCCTCGGTGTGACTGGTGTCTTCGGTGTCCACAGCTTCTGCCTGCGGCTCGTAGACCGCATCGTACCATTTGTTATAGACATCATCGGTGGTGTTGGTGCCGGTCTTTGCCTTGACATAACCGTTTGCCAGAGGGGTTGCCTGCAGGTTCAGGGTGTCCGTCTTGACTTCCTTGCTGTCCTCATTGGTCTCACCCTCGATGGACGGACGGCTTGCCACACAGTTGTACAGCACATGACGGATGTGACGCTGATCGCCATCAAACTCGAACAGGAATGCGAAATGCTCCAGTTCCACATTGGCGTTTTCCGCAAGCACACCGTTGCCATCCAGCTCCTCGTGCATGATGTCCGTGAGGAAGCTCTCCGGGATCAGCGCGATTTCCAGATCCCCCTCATAGCCGGAGTTGTTATTCACGACATAGTAGGCGATATTGTCCGCATAGAACGGCTCGATCTCGCCATTGGCATCCATAGAAAGACTGACTGCACTAGGGATGCGGACCGGCTTTGCGTAGGTGACGCTGCCATCTTCGTCAAAGGTCGCCTTGGCATAATGGCAGTTTTTCAGGCCAAATTTGACCTTATTGCTTTTCTTCGACATAGTGTTCCTCCCATAAAAATATCCTGCATGAGCATCACACAGTCAGCTCATACAGGACTTCATACATCTTTTCGGTTTCGATCCAGACCTCACTTTTCTCATAATAGAGTTCATGCAAAGTCAGGACTTCTTCAATAGTTGCTTCCATATCCGGGTCTTTGTAATCGGTGTACACCTCGATGTCCAGCCGGTTGAAGTGGTGATACACAAGGTTATCCGCACCGAAATTCTCGGCTTTCGGATACAGGAAGCAGATAAACGGTGGATCAGGGCTCTCCCCTTCTGCGAAATGGTCATACGCATAAGGAAGCCCCATCTCCTCCACCAGAGCTTTTACTTCTTCGTGGGTCATTGGTTTCTCCTCACTTTAGTGCCTTTTCGATGAGGGACTGGAGCTGCTCGATACCTGCTTGTTCAGCCGGGGCAATATGCGGTCTTCCTGCCACACGGCCGCCGCCGCGCTTGGCATGTCCCTTTTCCAACAGATGTGCCAGCTGGTAGCGGTTCTTGGAATGCACCACCATCTGAAGGCTCTGGCTGGATTCGGACTGTTTGGTCGCCACCCAGCTTCCCTTGTACGCGCCCGTCCTGGACGGTGCATTGGCCGAGATCTGGTCTTTGACCGTTTTGGCAGATTTGCGGACTGCCTTCTTGACTTCGGTGGAGGCAAGGGTCGCATATTCTTTTAATCCCTCGTTGATGGCGTCAGCCATATTCACGGAGAAAAGAACAGCGCAATCTTGATTCGTCAGAACTTACTGCCGGATAACGATAAACAGTCCTTTTACTGGTTTCTCTGGCACGAACTTGGGCATTGGTATACTAGAAACACTGAACCAGATGATTTGCGCCGCTATAGTAATCCGAATCTTCTTGATGCTGTCACGCTCAGTGATCGCCTTCGCGGTGTCAATACCACTATCACACAACTCAAACAAGATGGGTACTGGTTCTGGCAGGAATTTATTGCTGAGGCAATCTCACAGTATGTTTCCGGAGAATATGATGCACAGCAATTCGACACTTCTCAGCCAATTGAATGGCGTTCTAGCGCCTATCTTCCCATTATACTTTATCTCGATTCAATGCTTGATGCGGCATTTTCTCCTGATGATTTGGTAGACGAATATGCTCTCACTCATTATTTTGCCAACCTTCTCATGCGCGATGTAATTGTCCTGTTCGAAAAAGCGGCTGAAGCCGGAGAGCTTATACCTGATACCATCGATGGTTTTGAAATTCCAGATGTTCCGGATGCTTCGATGGACCCGACAAGGATTTCTGATATTGAATTTGAAGAATTTCAGCCTGCTATGCGGGAGTTACATAAATTATTAAAGTACCAAGTACAAAAGGAACGCTTCTGGGAAGTTGATGAAAACTTCCTGTTAGAACTCGGAAGGCACATCAAGAAACTTCGGGATATTAAAATTCAGATTATTGCCACTATCGAGTTGGAGAATCAGTACGATGACACCAGTGTATAAAACAACTGACGCCCTACTTTCCGACTACAACAGCCTACCGGAAATCGAACAGAACCGTGTCGGAAAGTACCTCAAGAATCTGGTTCGGATTCATAAGGCTATAGCATCACTCAACTTTGCCGATAGGCAGGTAAACTGGGAACTGAGCAAGCAGCGAATCGAGCCTTACACTGAAGCTGAAGAAATCAAATGCAGCTTCTGCGGCAAGTCCAGTAATGAAGTTGAGAAGATGATTGTTGCTTCGGATGATGTCTGTATCTGCAATGAGTGTGTTGGCCTATGCAGCGAGGTGCTGCAAGAGGAAATTGACAAAAAATAAAGTAAGAATCACAGATGGGAGGTTTGCAAAGTGTCGCAACACCGCTCATTTTCTTGCATAGATCTTAAAAGCTATTACGCGAGTGCGGAATGCTGCGCCCGTCACCTCGACCCTCTCACCACGAATCTGGTCGTAGCTGATGCAAGCCGTACAGAGAAGACCATCTGTCTGGCTGTGTCCCCTTCCCTCAAAGCATCCGGCATCCCCGGTCGCGCTCGGCTGTTCGAGGTCGTGCAGAAGGTCAAGGAGGTCAACGCACAACGGTTGAGAGAGGCAGTACGATTAAGGAAAGCCGTGTATAAGGATGGCATCCCCACCTTTGCATCTTCTTCCTATGACTCCACCACTCTCTCCTCTGACTCGTCCATTGCAGTCGATTATCTTATCGCGCCTCCTCGGATGGCGCACTATGAAAAGGTATCTCGCCAGATCTACGGCATCTATCTAAAATACATTGCCCCGGAAGATATTGTGGTTTACTCTATTGATGAGTGATTTTTCGATCTTACATCTTACCTGTCCCACTATCACATGTCAGCACACGACCTTGTAAAAACGATGATCCGGGAAGTGCTGTATACGACCGGAATCACAGCCACTGGCGGGATTGGCACCAACTTGTATCTAGCAAAGCTGGCGATGGATATCACTGCCAAGCACGCCGCTCCCGATGCAGATGGTGTGCGTATTGCTGAACTGGATGAAGATTCTTTCCGCTACTTGCTCTGGGATCACAAACCACTCACCGACTTCTGGATGACCGGTCCCGGAACAGCAAAGAAGCTGGAGAAACACGGCATCCGCACGATGGGTGAACTTGCACGATACAGCCTGAACTACCAGGACATCTTATATAAGGAGTTCGGTGTCGATACTGAACTCCTTATCGACCACGCTTGGGGTCTGGAGCTCTGCGGCATGAAAGAGATCAAAGCATACAAGCCTAGCACGAATAGCATCAGTGAGGGTCAGGTGCTCTCCTGCCCATATGAATATAGTAAGGCACGGATCATCGTACAGGAAATGGCGGATAGTCTTGTCCTCCAACTCACGGATAAAGGTCTTGTCACAGACTCTCTCACACTAGATGTCGGCTATGACCGAGAGAACTGTGATAACGGAACCTACCACGGCCCAGTACACATCGACCACTACGGCCGCACCGTTCCGAAAGGCGCTCACGGTAGTGTAAGACTGGACAATCCGACCAACCTCGGCAGTCAGCTCATCAAGGCTGCGGCTACTCTGTTCGACCAGATAACCGATAAGACTCTGACCGTGCGACGGATTACCATCACAGCCAACCGTGTGGTCAAAGACGAAGGTATCTTCCAAGTTGATTTATTCACGGACACAAGCAAGCTGGAAAAAGAGAAGAAATTACAGGATGTGATGCTGGGCATCAAGAAGAAGTTCGGCAAGAACGCCGTACTGAAAGGCACGAACTATCTGGATGGTGCAACAATGAGGGAAAGAAACAAGACTATTGGTGGACACAAGGCAGAGTAAGGAGGATTTCGAATGAGACGTTGTATTTTCTGTGGTCGAACTGATAACGAATTCGATGGCAGAAACCAATGGACGGTTGAACACATCATTCCAGAATGTCTTGGAAATTCCACTTTAATTCTAAGGAATGTCTGTAAACAGTGCAACAGCAATCTCGGAACCTATGTTGATAATTACTTTGTCAATCATCATTTTATAAAGTCCTCGCGGCAATTTTTCCAGCTGCGTAGTCAAAATGGCGTTATTCCAAATGCTTTTCAGGAGGGTGTGACTGAAGACGGGCAGCGAATTCGGGTGGATGAGAATTTTGTGCCGTCTGTAGTTCCTTCCATTATACAAGACGGCAATAAAATAACTATTCACGCCAACTCGGTCGAGGAAGCTCGCACTATGGCCTCTAAGAAACTAAAAAGGCTTCATGCTACACCGGAACAAATTCAGAACTATATTTCCAAGATAGATGAGTCACTCTTTCAGGAACTTCAACCAGAGATTCGTTACGATATTACGCTAGATATCAATCGTTTTCTCTTGGAAGCTCTAAAAATCGGATATGAATACGCTCTATTAAAATTCGGTGACGCCTATTGGGACGATCCAACCGCATTGAAAATTCGCAATCGACTTAATTGCGCTATTTCCGGTAAAATGCAGGACACTTGTGAAAGGCCACCCGAAGCTAGTTATGTTCCCGACTACTTAATGCAAGGATTAAGTCGAACGCCACTTATTGGCGCACATTGGATTTCAATAACGTCTACGTTGCATAATCAACTTGTTGCACATATCATTTTATTCTTTAACCCTGTTTCATCGTTTCAAGTTCTACTTTCCGAACAAGCTGATTGCTATTTAGAAAACGGTCAAATACTAGAAGACTTTGTTGAGTTGCCACATAAGGGTGGAATAGACTATGACAAACTACAAGAATACACCGGAAGGCAGAGTTGTCCAAAGTAAATATGCCGACCTGCTTCCCCTCTCCCGGCCGGCACCCATCAAACCACGAATGACCATCCAGAACCGAGCCAAGATTTTCTCTCCTTTCGCTGCCTTACGAGGTTACGAAGATGAGATTGCTTCTGAGGGCAAAGACCACCTGAAAGTCCAGCGTATCGAACTGTCGGAAGAAGAAAAGGCCAAGCTGTCCGACACACTCTGTCGTCTCAGGAAAGGCCAGCCAGTTTCTGTCCGGTACTTTATCGGCGGCTACTACGAGGGTATTTTCCGGAACGGTGAGGGCAGCGAGTCAAT